TAAAATTGAAACATCTATGGTCATGGGACTTTAAGCTCAAGGAGGTAAACACCTAGAACTTTGTCAGACTTAACTACAATAAAATCCCCAACTTTGTCCTCAACTTTAACTTCTTTATTGCAAACTGCGATCTTTACTTCTTGAGGAATACGAATAGAATCCTCAGTATTCGCATGAGGTTGACTTGATAGATAGACAGTACCTAATTGAGTTGTTGTGTCATAGGAATTTAAACCTGTCAAACTATCTTTTGTAGGAACAATACGAGTATGGTTTAAAACCATATCAGCTTCGAACAGTTTGAAATGCTTATAAATAACTTCTTTATAATAGCCATCACCATGTTCGGCAATAATGTACTTTAGACCATTCGCAACAAAGACATCACCCGGTTTGATGACCACCTTAGGTTTCGTTCTAAGATAACGACGAGCAGACAAAAAGTTACTAACACGACTGGTGTCCGGAATGTCGAGCATTTGCCCATAGAAATAAATCCCATTAATGAGTTTAAATCGCATTTGAAAGTAAGTGCCAACTGTTGCGAGAGGATTCATTATTGTCCTGTTACAGGGTCAGTTCCCAAAGCGATAGTTGATAGTGGATAAGTACTTGTTGCGGAGTTTACACCAGTTAATCTACGCAGAGCAATCGCATAAAGATCAGCAATAGATGCAGCCTGACCCGCAAAATCTACGTTATCAAAACGTTTGTACATTGTATTATCAGCTTGTTCCATTTGGAACATAGAAGCCTGAACACCGATACCAGCTAGGAGCGCAGCTTTATATTTCACAGCATCCAATAGAACAGAGAACAAAACCCCGCCGCCAGTAAGGATAGCTTCTAGATTAACATCAGGAGCATCGTCCTGTACCTGTCTATAAGCGTCAAAGATATCGATGTATTCATCATCTACACTCATTGCACCCAAGACAATCCGAACGTCATTAGGTGACAAAGGAAAGCGCATTGAGTCACGAATAAAGTAATAGGTTTCATAAGTATAATCGCTACCTTCGTAGCTATATTGTACTTCTAGATATCTAACTTCATTCGCAAGACTTTTTACGTTTGCTGAGGATGGAATACTGATAACAGTAAACATTCGGCCAGAGCTGCCGACGATGGGTTCTTCTGAAAGTCCATCGACAACAGCTCCAGCATTATCTCGTAGAGTGTAGGTAGCATCAGACGCGATCTCTACATATTCTCCGTCAACTTTAAATTCAACGCGAACATTATAAGATGTATTTGATGCTACATACTTAGCCATTTATTACTCCTGTGTGTCAGCAGCTTTACGGCCACGACCACGTTCTTGTTTTACTGGTTCACCCTTGATGTCCACACCGTGTGCGGCGCAGAACGACTCAATAGCAAGTGCTTCATCATCATTTGAGTCTTTCAGAAATTTTTCGAACTCAGCATCAGTTGCATCGAGAGGTAGGCCAGATGCAAGGATATTCAATTGCTTTGGTCGGCTTGTTTGTTGTTCATCAACGAAGTCAGTATGAACCACCACTGATGGGCGGTTTGCATTAATCTCTTCACCTGTTGAATTTAAAAGCATAAAAGAACCTGTCGTTTCGACAATGCACTTTTTGTATACACGTTTGTTTGGTTTTGCTGCCATGTTTAGCTCCCATTGATTGTTTCTTAGAAAAGGCCCACCCAAGCGGGTGGGCCTTGTATCATTTAGTATAACTCAACCTTAAGCGGCGAAGTTATAAATTTCGCGGGTGTCACCATAAACCAGACGGTAGCCAGTGTTCTCTGTACGAGTCATTGTCATCGTTTGGTTCAGGATCGCACGTTCGGTTTCCGAGATGTCCGAGCCAGCTTCTTTCAGTTCTTCCAGAGTGTCGCCTTTCGTAAAGCCAAGCAGTTTACCTGCTGGCATTGCGCTTGACAGCACAGGGTTGATCTGACGGAACAGGTTCAGGGCTTGACCAACGTCGCCAATCTGTACGCCAACCTTGTTCAGGCTTTCGACAGGTGTTGGACCGAATTGGGTTCCAGAAGCTCCGGTTTGGTTTGCACCGAACAGAAGGAGCCATTGGAACAGACCGTCCCAGTTCATCAGGACTGTATCGATTGGAACACCAGCTTGCGCCCGTGTTACCAGCCAGTACAGGAAGTGTGGCCAGCTGATCTTACCGTTTACTGCTGTGTAGCCTGTCTCGTCATTGAAGCTCGACTGGTTAACAGAAGTAGCAGCACCATAAGCACCGTCACCGTTTACGAGAACGTGGGTTGCAACAGCAACTTTCGAACGCTCAAGTTCACGAGCAATACGGTTGGCGTGAGGAACCAGAAGATCCAGTGAAGCACGGCGGCTGAATTCGTACGAAGTACGGAGAGCAGAACCATGTTTGTAGAACTTAACTGATTTTTCGCTGGTGCGGATTGTACGGATCGGAATACGAGCCATCTCAGCAACAACGAACGTATCACGCTCATCACTATCGTCGTCAATAACCGTTGATAGCAGTTCAACACCACTGATCGTACGGCTGTTGGCCAACATAGGCGCAACTGTTTCGAACTGTTCTTGGCGAGTGGCGAAACGAATAACGTCATCGATCACTTCTGGGAACAGTGCGCGAGTACCCGGATGCGTTTGGAAAGTTTCCGAAGCAGCTTGCAGGTGAACGCCATTTGCGAAGTCGTTACGAACTGGTAGGTTCAGTTCGAACAGCGTACGCTCATAACCGTTCAGTGCAGACTCATCGTTGCTTTCACGGCCAACGGCCAGCATCAGATAGTCTTTGGTTGATAGACCGAAAGAAGCAGCTTCACGGGCCAGTTTAACACCAGCTTCTTCCGAGTCGCGTTTGCTTTCAGACTTCAGGTTTTTAACAAGAACTGACAGATCAATTTTCTGTAGTTCACTTAGTAGACGAATTGCCATTTCCTATGTCTCCTTATTTCACAGCTACAGCGATGACGTATGAATCATCTTCTGCAACTTCAAAGACTTTATATTTGCATTTGCCAGCCGAGATTTCGGAGCTAGTTGCTTTACGCACATAACCACCAATACCGTCGTTGTCAACTGCACCAACCAGATAGTCACTAAGTGTAGGGACTTCTGCTGGGCTGGTCCCGATTGCGTGTGGGGAAACCATGAATTTCAGGCCACCCTTCAACGAGATCGTACCAACAACAATGCCTTCGAGCACACGGTCTTCATAGATTTCTAGACGACCAATGATTTCTTCACCATCAAGTGCGAGTTTAACGGTGTTGCTAGCGTTTGTGTCTTGCGACATCGCCTTTACACCTGCATCACTAATCGTGGCCTCGCCAGTACCCGATGCAACCAGAAACGTATACTGGAATTCATCGTGTACTAAACCACGGAGAGAGACTTTACCAATTGCTGCCATCGAATTATCTCCTTATTACGACAGTTTGAAGCTTCCTTTGTGACGAGCAACCGTTTCCGTTTGTTCGTCTGTTTTGCTTCCATCAGATACTGCGGTAGAACCGATTACCTGATGGAGTTTTAAACCTTTCTCAACGATCAGATCAACCGTAGTTGCCAGATCTTTCGGAAGGTCTGCCTCTGCAACACCGGAAGCAACCAATGCAGCTTTAGCATGCGGAATGATTTTGTCATAAGCCGCAGTTAGTTTTGTTTCCAGATCAGAAACTTTCGCTTCTAGCTCTGTGACTGAAGTGTCTTTGCCTTCTTCGAGCGATTTAATTTTCGCATCTTTCTCAGCAACAGCCGTTTTAAGGGCTTCAACTTCACTTGTCAGTGTCGTTACTTTCGCAGTGACAGCAGACAATTCGATTGTCTTTGTCGTCAGCTCCGAAGTCTTAGATGATAGCTCGGCTACCAGTGGGGTCATATCCATATCTGGATCTCCTTTAGTCGTTTGTTTTTCATCTTCCATTTTATAGGAAGCAGTTAGAAGAATAGCTCCAGCATTACCACTGGCGGCTAACCGTTCCAAATTCTCCTTACTCATACTTTGTTTAGCACGAGGAAGAATCTTAGGATTTTTGGCAGCTCCCGTTGCGACTAAACTCAGCTCAGAAAAATCAATAAGCTCAGTAAGTTTAGTATGAACACCATTCTGTCCGAGCTTGTGTCCTTTATTACAGGTCAGCTCAAAGAAGTTCATGATGTCTGCATCAGGTCCAAAATAATCGAAATTACATTCAGAACAGAAAGCATGTTTAGTAAGAATACCGACGCTTACTTCGTCAACAACAGAATTATCAATCTTAGAGATCAGTTCTTTTTCATCGAGAGGAAGATAGAACTGACCACGAACTTCGAGTTCACCGTTACCCATACGCTGGGTCTTAGCTGCAAAAACTTTACCCACTGGAAGAACACGATCATTATGCATGATGTGTAGAGGAATTGCACCAGCTTCTTGATTAAGAGCAACCTCCATTTGATGGAGTGTCGAGGCTGACACTCTTGCACCGTTCCAGAGACCGCCCTTTGTCAAGGGCTCAGTGGTTAGCATACGAGTTTCAAACACAGCAAAATTATCAGTATTAGCTTCGGGATCACCTAGTGCATTTCTGATAGTAGCCTGTAGTTGTGGAGTAATTTTTACTCTCTTACTCATATTAACAAGTAACCCCTGTAAATCTTCAAGTTATATTTAATCTTATTGTACCTTTTTAGTCAATAAAATTATGCACCAGTGTCGCCCCAGATCAACCAGTCAGCCGAGTTACCATCTGAGTTGCCCATCACTCGACCATGAATAACTGCATATTGAGCATTCGTTTTATTTTGGCTGGCCCGATTACGAAGAGTTGCTCCAGTCTCAATCAGGAGAGATACTTGACCCGCGCCCTTTTGAGTTAGATTAAACTGAGCACCGATCTGTGCGTTCTTAGCCAGACCAATGTTTTGTGCAGAAGCGTTGTTCGCGTAAATCATACCATCTGTGCTGTAGTCTGAATGTTTCAGAACAGGGTTAACAGTACCACCACTGGTGTAAGTCGTATAGGCAGTCGAATTAACCGCCGCAGCCGCCAAGGTATTGAGAGCAAAGGTGTTTGTCGTTGCAGATGCTACACGGTAGATATTACCGTTGACTTCTGTCATACCACCAACGCCCGACAACATAACCAAGTCGCCTGATGAATAACCATGGCTGTTTGCAGTAACAACCGCAGGGCTGGCTTTCGTAATACCTGTGATAGTGATAGGTGCTTGGGTATAGGTCTTATCAACTGTACCCATATTACGCTTACTGATATTTGCGTTATAAGTCAAGGTCGTAGCATTATCTGCCATGATCTTGGTTTCAACAACGCCGTTCCAGTTGTCTTGAGTAATCGATCCTACCCAAACTTTCTTAGCAGCAGTGGTGTCCTGTTCATTAAAGACATACTGTGGAAGACCAACAGCGTCGTCTTTACGAAGAGTAATATGGTCAACCGCCGTGTCAGAACCTCCAGCGGTTACATCCGAACGGCAGAAGAACAGATGACAAGTAGCAGCTGCGGCGTTACCACGATAGTCAGCAACAAGGTGACCAATGCGGCTACGAGTGTTCTTCTGGCAATCAATAAAGGATTTACCATCATTGATATAAGCAAAAGCGATATTGATCGCAACGTCTTGTTCACCTTCGAGGTTATCGTTTGTGTTACCTTTACCGATGAATGTACCGATATTCAGAGTCGAAGATGCTTTGATAGCCATACCATTTGTAGTTGTATTACGGATAACAGCATGCTCAATGTTATACGTCCCGCTATCATGGAAACGTGTACCGAATTCAGCCGTGTCAACCACTAGACGATCAATCGTTAGGGCAATACCAGTTTGATTGGTATAAATACCATACGAACCAGAACCGCCGATTGTTTCGATCTTAACATCATCCATTGAGGCTACGATACTTGCCGAAGCCAGTTGGATACCCATATTGACTGATTGACTAGATACAGACGTATTTGCGATACCCTTGATCTTAGCCTTACCAATCTTAATTGCAGTTGTACCTGTTTGAACATCGATACCACGTTGGAGAGTACCAGCACCATCGATCATAATATCATCGATAACCGGACTACCAGATTGTAGCAACAGAGCTTTCAAATTTTGGTTCTTAAGAACTGCTTTGTGGATAACAAGTGTTCCACCTGAAGCTTCCTGACGGATACCATGCTCACCACCATCGACATAAATATCTTTGAGAACAGCGTTGACGTTGGCATTAATGAAAATACCAGAGTTAGTTGAGCCAGTTGTTAGGCTTGTGATGTTGGCTTTACCAACCGTCAGAGTTGTTGCCGCAGAAGATGTCAAAATACCCGTTGGGTAAGTTGTACCGTCTGTGTTCGCAAGATCAATATTTGCAATGCTAACAGTTGAAGCACCAGTAATGTTGACACCGTAATTTGTTAGATTACGCGCATACAGTTTAGCAATCTGAACGTTATGTCCTGCTGCAATTTCCGCACCTGTTTCAACATTATTACAAATAATGTCGCCAACAATTACTTTGTAACGGTTTGCAACGGATTGACCTGAGATATCGTCAAATACTAGGGCGATACCCTGACTTGTAGTTGAACGAACCAGTGTTTCAAACGTCGCACTTTCAATGATATGAGTTGAACCCGGCTGTGGTTCGTTAGGGAATCGGATACCGTAGTTTCCGCCCTTCTGGTAATACCCTTTAACAGTACAGTTACGAGCACGAAGCTGGATACCGTACGGGGCATAAGAACCATTGGTTGGTCCACGAGCTGGCCAGATAGCTGTACAATTTTCGAACAGGATGCTTGAACCACTCTCGTGTGTATCGAAAGGAATACCATAGCAGCCATAAGAATAAATATTACGGAAGATTACATGAGTTGGTGAACCCCACTCCATCCAACGTGTCGTACTCCACGATGCGCCTTCTCCACCTGTTGTTACAGCGTGGCGAGATTCAGATACAAAAATGTTTTCAACGATACTAAATGAAGACTGACCATAGATAAGAACACCATAACCCAAACGGTCACGGTACTCAGTTTCAATCGCAGCTCCACCAAACGAGGTACCTGCGTTAGCGGTCGCCGCCGTTGTGAAGCGATATGTGTTCGCATCAATCACAGTGATCATATGTTCGCCATTGATCTGTGTTGAAGGAATGTTATTATAGGTTGCTACAGCTAGACCTGAGATTGTTACATAAGTTCCAGTCGTTAGGTTATGACCTGTGTGGGTCACTGTCACATAGGCTTGACCATTGGTTGTCGCCAATGGGTTGTTGCCTAGGGTATAGGCCGCTGTCATAGCGTTGGTCAAATTGCGAATAGTACAGTTATGAACATGGGAAGCAGGGCAACCACGAAGTTCTACAGCTTGTTCCCAACATCCATCAAAAGTACAATCTTCAATGTTAACATAAGGAGTGAAGAACAAGTTGAGGCAACCTAGACCATACCCCGAAGTTGGGCCTACAGTCTGATCCCGCCAGTTCCCATCAGCCGCGAAATTGATACCCCGGATATCAATAACACGCCCGGTAGCCCACTTGTTCAGTTTAGCCGGTAGCATGGTGTCAGCACCACTGGCTGTAGCTGTCAACCCTGTGAGAGCACCAGCACTGAAATTACCGCCCGACTTGTCCTTAACTCGGACATAGCCCGTGGCTGGCATGGTAGTACCGGATGCAACTACAGTTCCTGCTAGTGTCGAATGGACACCAATGAGTGTTGATGTTACACCACCTTGGCTAATTGTTGTACCAGCAGCAGGTACAGTTCCCGAACCGCTGGTGTATGCAATCACACGAGTGTTAGCAAGCTCGTTGAAGTATTCTAGTTTACCTGTAACATAAAGTTTGGTTCCACCAGCATTCTTCCCGAGGGTTTTGAAGGTTTCACCAACCCAGTAATCCGAACCAAAAGGTTCTGAAACCTGAGTGCTAATTGACCATAGTTCTGCATAGTCTACAGCAGAGATAGATTCTGTGATTGTCAAAGCATGAACATAATCTGTATCAGTGCTTGGATACGGATCCGCGAAGTTCTCAAGCGTAATATCCGTAACAGTTAGTGTAGAAGTGTTGGCGTTCTGGTAAGCCAGAGCTAGGTCACGGTTAGAAATAGCCTGACCAGTTGGCTCATTGATAAATGTAACAGTACCCGGACGCGCCCACAGACGAGCACTTGAATCAAAGGTAAGCATGTTAATGCTGTAAATACCCGGAGGGATAAAGACCCACGCTCCAGCAGCGTCTTCAATAAATTCTTGAAGTTCAGACGTTACATCGGTAACACCAGTAATATCTGTTGCGACAAATGTTTTACTTCCAGTGAAGAATTCACGGAGAAGTTCTCCACTATATTTATGATCAATAGTTTCGCCTACAGGACGACCAAGAAACATATCCAGTGGGGATACTGATGTCGCAGCCGTAAGTGTTGTCATAGTGCTCATAATTCATCTCTCCAGAAATACTGCATCGTTGCAGCGTCATTAACATAGTAAAAGTCGGTTCCATCGTTGTCAACAGAATACTCTGGTTCAGCTACTTCATTGAAGCACTGAGCAATAGTAATGTTGATGCCGATCATCATAATTAATAGTAGCCTTTTGCCGATCCTGTACTGATAGAACTAATCACTTTAAATGCGAAGGAATACATCACTCCGTTCTTCAGTGGAACAGTCGTGTGGGATGCGCTGTCACCTTCCAGAATTCCAGTGATGGTTGCTCCATCAGTCGAGACCATTACGCCACGAGTGTTATTTGCAAGCTCACTTGCAGAAGGAGTGATATCGAAACCGTGTCTGGCAGGGCCAAGGAAACTGTCTCTATCAGGATATTGTTGTTTAGCCATAGTAACCTCTTATTTTGGTTTCTTTACAGTGTTAGATCGTGCCGACTTAGAGCCGGAAGGTGTGATGCTACGACCTAATGGGTCGGAGTTTGGACTTACCTTACTGGCATCTGACCCAGCAGCCGGGGCTGGTGTCATAAATTCTGTACCCGACAGTTCAGGTGAGCTATCTGGACGAAGTCTATTATACATGGCGATGTGATATTCGTCATCAGTAATAAGTCCCCAGCTCAGGTCATTTAGCAACCGTTGTTGGCGCATGATCAGCTGTGGCTCAAGTTCTGTGGATGGACGAAGTTCAACAGGATCGAACTTACAGACAACGAAACCTTCGTAACCCAGAAGACGCATTGCAAAAGTAAACATATCAGAGAACAGATCAGCGATAGGACCGTTAAGGCTTTCTGCGGCCATTGAGAAGATACGGGCTTCAACCGAGGCAGTGTTAACACCGCCTTCTCCTCTACCAATGATTGTACCCATTGTCTTCAGAGCAGCTTGGTTCTGAGCGTTCAGCACTTCAATAATAGATGTGACATCCATTGAGGATCCCGGACCTTTGTCGTTCAGGATTTTAGCTTCAACAGCATCAAAGTGAACATACGCAGCATCAGCCCGTAAGTTGGTCAAATCATTAGCAACTTCCTGCAAGCGAGACGCTAACCAGCGGCCCATCTTACCTTCATCAGCTTGCATCTCAGATGGAGCGTTCTTACGAAGGACTTCCTCAACGATGGTGGCTTCCAGTCTTGGGTAGCCAGTAACCTGCATAATCCGGTATAGATCATTGATGACCTGTTGACGTGCGGCAATCGTATTGATTGACGATACGAACATCGACTCAGGATAGATCTCGGTAGGATTCTGTCGGTAATATTTAATAAAGATATTAGCGACATCTAATGTAATAGGTTGTGGAGCACCGGGTGGTTTTTGCTGAGGCTTATATACGCCGGGAGTTTTCTCAAACCATTCAACGGTACCCATATCAATATGACGGATCTCAGATGGGAGAAGGAATTTATTGAAAACCAGTTCGGCTGCTACAGCTCCACGAAGTAAGACCATGTAACGACAGGCTTCAGCAAGGTCACGCATAGAAGCAGTGAAACTAAAACCCGTAGAATAATCATTACGACGGACAAGACTGGTTTTCAGGACTTCAAAATCTTTCTGACCGTCACGGTCAAGGACACCCTCAGCATCATAAACATAAAAACGAGGTTCGGTGTTTGCCGTGGTCAAGAAAGCATGAAGGGTCGCGGATACATCACTATCATATTTGATAAGATCCTTAAGAATATTCTTACTGTCCTGCGACTGACGGTCAGTAAAGATGTCTCTAAGGTGATTACGATAATCAGGGGCTTGGAGTACGGAAGCAGTGTTGTTTGGCTGAAACGTGTTAGTGTAAGCAGATCCTTTAGGATTAGGCTTTTTCTTAATCGGAACAAAGATTTGCGTTAGTTTCGGAACACTGATAGCCATACTGACCCCTGCATCATATATTATTACCCGTTTCTTTCGAGCTTATCAACTCTTTTATTCGAAATGCCAATGAGATTTGGTAGCCCGGCTTTGACACCGACTACTTGTCCTAAAGCCATTGTACGAATCTCTTCCTTAGAATGCAACCGAATTAGATCGAAGATATGAGGAGCCACCGCCATGAAGGCTCCTGAGTGCAGATAGTGGTCGTTACCGTTCAATTTGGTCCAATGAGCTGGCTCACCAGCTTTTTCTTCCCTAACCATGTCTCTATAATGGGAGATCAGCAAACTCTTCTGATAACCATACCCGCTGATTCTCATGGCACGTTTACGGATCTTGGTAGCAAAATTGTCCAAGAACCATGTGTGGTTCACTTGAACGTGAGCAACTTCTTCGTACTCATTATAAACGACGTTAACGTCCTTCTGCCCACGATATTCAACAGGGATGATCTTCCCGCCAGTAGCCTTGAAGATCTCACGCGAGGTTGGCTCATACGGGTGACGGTCAACAGCCCCGCCCCTGATACTGTAATCTTTCACCAGTATCTTACAATGTTCGACGATCTCATCAACAGGGACATGGTACACGCTGAGGATTTCAAGATTATCCTTGCTGGATCCTCGCCCCAAGGTAATGTGGCAGGTTTGACCCATATCAATCCCAACCCACAGATCATCAGACTTAGAAGTGGTGGGCATAGTCGTGTTGCCTGTCATACAGGCAAGGATGTCATTTTCAGGGATTTGGATATTACCGTCAGAATAGGGAAGCCCCAACACGGTGTTATAAAAGCCCCTTAAGAATTCCGTCTTCTGGTACTTGAACAGACTGTTAAAAATATAATTGATGTCGAGACGACCAGTAGCGAACGGACCAACGCGATAGCCTCGACTGTTGACACGGCTTGGATGGGCTGGCACCCATTCACGATTATCCGGGTTCTTCAGATCGAGAGGAGCCTTACAACGTTCGCACATAACATAAGCGTCAGCAAACTGAAGCAATTCCTGCTGGTTCTCAGTAATTTTATCTAGGTTCTCGACATCCGGCATCCCCGGCAAATGAATGAAGTTATGATTGAATTCAGGGTGGCTCCAATGTCCGCATGATTCACACTTGCACAAATACATGTGTTGATCACTGGACTGCCAGTTGAGATCAATACCATAAGAAGGGAAGGTCGGAGTGCTGAAACGCTGAGAGATTTTATATTTTGAGTTCTGCAAACGTGAGTTGAAGAGAGATAGGATAGACTGATCAGATAGATCCACCTCATCGTTAAAGACCACGTCGGCGGGAATAGAGGTAGCGGCACTCTCCACGCAAGCCACTAGATATAAAAACGACTGACCGAACTGCATCAAGTCCATAGAACGGGTAGCCTTACCTTCCTTATCTTGCGGGGTATTAAAAACCTTATCCTTGTTTACAATCGGCTTTACACGAGTGTTAGACACACGCTTGTACATGTCATCATTAGGCAAAGTGAAGATAAGAGAGGTTCCGTTATTACGAACCAAAAAGGCGAGGGCCTTACGGATTTGAAGCTCGGTCAAACCAACCTGTGAGATCTTGATAACATCCATATTTGGATGCATGTCATCGACAATTTTCTTTTGAAATTCATACTCATGAAGGGTAAACGGACGACCCTTCAAGGTTGTATTCTTACAAATCCATTCGGACATAGGCATATTGACAGAATCGATTGAGAATCGGTCCCGTGCCATATCCATAAACTGCTGTGCAAAGATATTACTCAGAAAAATAGGCTCCCACCCACTTGCAATTTCATCTAGAATATAGTATCAATAGAATATAAGCTAGAGAAAAATCCACAGGGAGCCTATATGCAAGAGCGTTTCTATCCACCTTTGGATGAGAAGTCCATTAAGATCATCCAAAAGTTGTACGAAGCAGACCCTGAATATTTTTCGGACGATAGATGTCCATACCAAGATAGCACAAAAGCTCTGTTCACAGGTACTTCCGCCGTTTTTGATTTTGCCTCGCACACCAGCGAACGCTCAGAACCCGTAACGGACGAAGATATTCTAAACGAAATTAATGATCTACACGCTAAACTGAAAGAATACTGGGATGATGTTAAGGATTCCGAGAAAGCTGGTGATAAAAACACCTTCTTCCGTGTCTCTGTATCCTTGCTTGAACGTATCGTCGATCTAAAAACTAAAGCTTCGACCCTCAGTAACATGAACAGCTTTATTCAAGAAGTCATGAACTGTATGCAAGAGATCCTAACAGTTGATCAAAGAAATGAAGTCATCGCAAGGCTTGAAAGATTCCAAAAGGGGCAGTCATGAAATTATTTTATACTTTAAGATGGGTAATTCTAACCCTTATTTACTTTATGGCTATCACAGGTCTGGATTATGTCCGGGCTAGCTTCCCTCCAGTCTATGCTACTGGATACGAAGCAGGATTGTGGGCTGGTACTGTCGCGTATCTGCTGGCAATGATGGACTATAAAGGGGACTAATCTATGGAAATCTTCGGTAAAGAGGCCCCTCGTCACTGGGCGAAGGGTCTACCTGTAATCCCTTTGCGGGTTATGGATAAGAGACCTTTCTTTGAAGACTGGACACGTTACGGTTTAACGATGCCATCCCTGCGCGAGCAGGAAGAATGGGTCAAATCGTATGGACCAAACAACATGGGTCTTCCTTTGGGAGCCCAGTCTGGTCTTGCCTGTATCGATATCGATAGTGACGATCCAGAAGTTGAGAAAGCAATCCTGAAAGTGTTACCGAAGTCGCCGTGGATCCGTATCGGACAGCGAGGTAAGGTCATTGCCTTTCGCTATAACAACACACCGTCCAGAAAGATCTTCGATGCTTCAGGAAAAATCCTGTTGGAGATTATCTCAACAGGCGGTCAGGTTGTGTTGCCTCCGTCAATCCACCCTAAAACACAGAAACCATACTATGCAACAACGGATCTGATTGAAGTTTACGACATCATTCCGTTGATGCCTGAAGATGTGGAAGATAAACTGAGAGCCTCACTCTCTCAGGTAGTCGAGCTACGTCAGAAAGGTGCTGGTGGAGGTAAGTTCAAAGGGATCGAATTCGTTCCATCGGGTGCTCGTGATACACAAATGAATCGTCATGCGGGATTTCTATCCCGTGCGATCCTGCGTGGAGAGCTGTCAGTCAAGGAAGCATTGGAAGATATGCAGTCTTGGTTCGATACTCGTGTCGAAAAGGTTGAGAATGACGTTCTGGATCCTAAGAAAGGTCAGACACAGATCATTCAGTATCTATTAAAGGACGTGACACGAGGCAAGATCCTTCCACCGGGTTGGGATGACAGATTGAGCGACGATGAGAAAGTGGTTTGGGGTCTGAACTTCAATGACGCTCAGGAAGAATGGACATTAGAGCAGATCGTCAACTACATTGAGCTTCAATACAGCCAATATGGTAAGAATGACATCAAAAGACACGAATGTATCCAATTTATCCTCACAAAACTGTCGAAATCGGTGACGATGGACAGTTTAACGGTTGATAAAGTGCTTCAGGTTCTAAAAGGAGACACTGGATTACCAATTTCTGCGTTCAAACGCCAGATCAAGGAGCTGAAGGCAGGTCCGATTGAGGGTAAGTCTCACACCGAAATCGCTGTCGCAACGATCAAGGAGATGAATGAGAAGCATGGACAGCTTGCATTCTGGAATGACGAGCTATGGACATGGGGTGGATCACATTGGGAATCCCTGAACGACCAAGTCGTAAGGGAATTGATCCAACATGAGTTTGGAAATTTAGACCTTGGGAAGCGCGGAGCCGATCACAAACAGATTACCTCTGTCATCAAGGACCAAGTTCCCCAGCAGATCAAGACTGACATCGAGATTGAAGGGATCAACTTCGCCAATGGGTTTCTGAATAAGGATCTTAAGCTTGTTCCTCACTCACCTGAGTTCGGGATGACCTACACCCTGCCGTTCGGATACAGACCCGAGCTGGCTGGGAAGTGTCCTCGCTTCAAAGAATTCCTGTCTTATTCATGGGGCAACGATCCAGACTTTGCTGAGAAGCAACGGGCTTTGCAGGAAGCGATCTGCTCGACACTGTTCGGGATCGCAACATCGTACCAAAGGTGTTTTCTGCTTTACGGTGTAGCAAATACTGGTAAATCCGTTCTCATGGGTATTGTCTCTGCGATTGTTCCTGACGAGGCGCGTTCAGCGATCTCTCCTGATAAGTGGCAGGATCGTTTCGTGGCCGCACAGTTCACAGACAAACTTCTTAATGTTGCGGGCGAGCTTGATGAGAAGAAGAAACTGAATGGGAAACTGTTCAAGGAAATCATCTCGGGCGAAGAGATCACCACTGAGAATAAGAATACGGCTCTGTTTAAGTTCAGACCGAAGGCGGCGCATTGGTTTGCATCCAATCACCTTCCGAAAAGTCCTGACACGACAAACGGTTTCAATCGCCGCTGGTTGATCCTGAGCTTCAGCAAGGTTGTACCTCGCAAATCGATTGTCCGTGATCTTGATAAGATTATTGTCTATGAGGAAATCGAAGCCATTGTGGCTTGGGCTCTCGAAGCTTTTCCTGACTTCATGCAACGGGGTGATTACACTTACCCTTCGTCGCATAAACATCTCTTGAATGAAATGTCTCTATCCAATTCGACAGTCCGTCAGTGGATGGCTGACAATCTCGTTCACAAGGACGGAGCCAAAACGAAAGAGAATGAATTCTTCAGACATTATTTTTCTTATTGCAGTTCGACATTGAGTGCAAGGAATGCTCCGCCTAAGGACTTCTCTCTGGAGCTCAATCAGTTTCTGGCTGAGGAAGGGCTCCCGCAGGGGGAGTTGGTGGATAACGTAATGATCTATAATAATCTGGCATTAAAAGAACGGGGCAGCAAATGAAAAACTATATCCTCCCAAAAGAAGAGCTGAAGAAACTGATGCTCAAGAACTCTGGTGAAGTCATCATCTGTGACCCGGCTGACTTCGAGCTGGCGAAGCATGTTCACTGGTATGAAATCAAAGGTGAGATTGTCAACCGCGAGCTCGTAACATATGAGGCCTATGTTGGAATCACAGCGAAGCGGAAGAAGAACGCTGTCAGACGCGACATGAGACGCCATAGTTATAACTAGTTATAAATTACTCTGCATGAATTTTTAATGAGATTGATTCTCATATATTAATTTTCTAATATACGGATAATACATATTATATGTATTATCCGTATTTTGTTTCGAGCTCAGGGTGTGGATCGGGATCTTGTAATTTTATTACCCGAGTTAACTCAAAAATTTTTAAGACACCCGACCCACCGTAATGGATCCACACCCACATCCCTTTCCATATAAAAGCATAGTACCCTTCTTGCCTTATTTATGACACAATCAGCGTGTTATTGTAATTATATATCAGGATGTGGATCAACAACGATCTTTTATTATACATCACTGCCATAATTAAGACACAATGCCTTGCTAGTATCCTTATAGAGAGTAAATAAAACGGTTCTTTTACATCGTGAATATGCCCCATTGTCTTTATGACAAAAGCCGTAAGGCTTTGTATCTTATGACAATTCACCTTTTAAAATGTTTGTTTGTACAAACAAGAAAGAGACTAAGACAATGGAAAATAAAATCACTCTTTGGAATGATCTGGCGCTTAAAGCAAGTCAAGCTAACGGGCTTGCCAAGGAAAGCCGGGACAATAAAGCAAGCCTCTTTAATCAGCTTGCCTTTCTAAGCCTTCAAATTCTTATCACTGGCAAGCTGCAAGATAAAGCAAGCCTTGCCCATGCAGTAAGTAAAGAAGGTAAGTTTTTTAGCTTGCGCCAGTGTGTAAGCAATGCCAAGCCCCTTGCTCTGATTATCATTGAACAAGGTTCTTTGATTGTCAAAGAAGGGAAAGGCAAGAAACAAACAGAAAAGACGTTTACAAAAGCGGAAATTCTGGAAAGTGAAGTCCCTGTTTTTACAGTATCCAGCGCTTACCGCGCTTTGCGTACTGATAAAGAAGATACTTCAAAAGACCTTCTTCCTGATACCTTGACGGATAGTCAAGCTATTCAGTTTTATTTGGAAGGTTCCGGCCTTACCGCCGATATGCTTATCAGTGCAGAAGATAAAGCAGAGGCCGCAGCTAACGGCCATGCGCTTTACGCTGAAAAACGTAAGGCTGATATGCAAAATAACATTGTCGAAACAAAAACGGCAATCGTTACCAGCATGAAAGCCATTTATCTCGCTGACGAAAAAACAGGCCGCGCAATCCTTGCGGAATTGCAAGCCATGTTTTCCGATACCGTCGAAACTCAAGTTTCGATTGCGGCCTAAACTTCTAAACAATGGGGCATATTTACTATGTAAAGAAAGGAAAACCCATGTTTCGCTTACAATTCAAACTTATGTATCAATTCACGGTAGCTAGTGCCGGGCTAACTTCTGAGGGCTTGCCTCATGCCGCATAGTTTCACAAGGGCTTTCAATAAAAGAGTGTCTATCCCTAACATACGGAAAATGCGCCTGTTTCATATTTATAGTTATGGAAGGATTATGTATGTCTAAAGAACCCGATTTTCTTATGGGCATTGTATTTTTGTCAATGTTCGCCTACCTGCTTTTAGCCATTGCCGTTTCGGTGGTTAACCTTCTTTAATCCCGCCTCTTGATCCCCGCCCTGATTCACGCTCACAACGTGGATCGGGGTTACGACCCGTTTCCGAAATCAATCACAAATGTTTGTACAAACAAAATGGAGATTCCCATGATTGTCAAGGCTCAGTTATTGGCGCAAGGAGCGCAAAAGTTTAAAGATCCGGAAGGGTTTTTAATTCGGCTTATGGGTACGGCTCAGGATCCCCATACGTTAGCACAACGATTGCTGGGCTATATTTGCCTCGTGGGTAGCTTTCCAGATATGCCCGCTACCCCAATATGGTCAAAAGCAGAGGCCATTGTACGGGCTTATATGGGGCAAAGAAGGGTATTTGATCCTGCTACCAAATCGTTTGATGGTGCAACGGCGGATTATGAGATCGTACCCGCCTCGGATGAGGCTCGTTCCCAATGGAAAGAGTGGCGTGAGAAACATGGCCTGACCCATGTTGGTACCCGCCATGTATTTCCAAAGCCCAGATGCCATCGCCATGATACCCGCTATCTCGATTGGGCCAGACAAGGTTGAGGTTCGGAATGTGGATCCCTGACCATAAGAGGTTCGGGATGTGGATCCATTCTATACTATTTTTAGTAATTGAACTATTATAGAGAAAAATTAAAACATATATAAAAATAGTATAGAATTTAGTAAAAATGAAATTTCCTATATAATTTCTGAGTACCTAAAAATAGTATAGAATTATTTTTGACGCTTTTTGAGCCCCATCCACACCCCGATCCCCATCCAAAACGCCAAACACTAACAAATCCGCCACTTTCAAGCCCTAAGTGCAAAAATATCACACACCATAAAGTTGAAAATAACTCGCTTCAACTCAACTCGTAAGAGCACCTCCCACGAGCGTTGTATAGAAACAGCATGTTAGCAAGTGTTAAAAATAGTTAATGCGAAATTTTCGAAATTAACTAAATATCAACACACTCCACATGATTTTCATGTTACACTAACTCCATAAAACAACCCAATTCTATACAACCCAGAGCAATAAATCATGTCCGAAGACTTCGACAAGCTATGGCTTGAACTCCCAAAACCAATCCGATCCCGAATCAGATGTGTACCCAACTGGCAAGAACCAAGTGATTTTCGCCAGATGAAAGCCTCAGACAGAGTAGTTCTGATGGATGCATATCCAGACGTTCCGATGTCACCCGACCAGAACCTTGCATGGGTCTGGTTTGGGGAATACAGACGCCCCAGATTCCACCCATTCTATTTGGGGCATATGGTCCAGCGTTACCTGTTTGAGCACTTCACGGGGCAGAAATTAGGGAAGAAGAGGCTGCGCGTACAATTCTCTCAGTTCTACTCGGACGTGAACCCTTTTCTATGTCTACCAACCTCTACAAATGCAACTCATAACGCCAGAAAAACCCAAGGACGAAGAGATGCCACTACCAAAATGGTAGATGGTAACTTCAGAATGCACGTTCATGACTGTGTTATGAAGATAAAGAGTGGGGGATATGAGACTTTCGAGGACGGTGAAATCCGTACTTTCATGGTCCACGAAGGATTCTACCCCGGAGTAATTGAAGAAGCTATTAAACAACTAAGGAGCCAGAAATGACTACAAACAAGCCTGACACTATCATTGCAGATCTCATTCGACAAAATCAGGAACTCACCCTGAAACTCGAACGTGCATACTTCAAAAACCGCCAACAGCGTACGGAGATCCGTCGCCTGAACTCGGCCCACATCAATAAGAATAACCTGATCAATAAACGTCAGGAGCAGATCCTCAGCCTGACGCAACTCGGTAACGAAGAAAAAGACAAGATCATTAATGAATTGTTTTCATTCCTCGAAACCAAATTGGTGGTCGGTCTTGCTGAAGAAACCTTGGCGAGACAGGCTACCGATCAACCCGCTAATTAATCCACCCGAGCCACATCCACGCGCACAAGCAGGATGTGGCTCAAACTTATGAGAACTGATATGAAATGGTCAAATAAAACAACGTTAGAATCTCTGAACGAGGTTCTAAGCAACCTTACGGAGAAACCCAATGTTCAAAAGACAGCCACAACATCAGCCCAAGACACCAGAGAACAAACTGGCAATCGAAGAGACTCGTCCTCTCAAGCCCGATGAATGGTGTACCACCATTCACGACTGTTTCGATATGCTGCCCACTTCAAATTACAACCAGTACCGAGAGTAACATGAAACAGGTCGATAAAGAGACATTTGAAAAATTTGTCTTAAATTATCCGAGAAATCTCGATAAAGATGTGTTTTATGCTTGTGATCCACCTCTCGTCTCTTACAATGACTTTATTCGCGCTCCATATTGGCCGGATAGTATTGTTGCCACTCAGGTTGGTGATGTTTATAAGATATTAGAAGACATCAACGCTCCTGTTGTATCAGATCGCAAACCTGATCTCGATCCACTTACTGATCAGAACGGTACTGTGCTTCAGGAAGGTGACGAGGTTATTGTACAGTGGGGAGTAACAATAACAGCTAACGGTAGATCAACACCGACTATTCGCCGTGATCGTATTAAGATCAGAGACGAAGGTACTATCTACCAACGATGGTCTTTTGAAAGTTGTCATAACGACGCAAGAGGCTTTAATATGGTTAAAACACAAAGGACATAATTATGAACGAGAAAGAACAGATACTCCTGAATATCAAGGAGCTTGAAGCTAAAGTTGCTGAACTGCGTGAGCATGTCAACAGCGTTAAAATCGAAACAGATCCTAATCTGCCATTCATCCCGGATGATGACACACCATACTGGTATCTGGATAGTACGGGTGAGCCTCGTAAAGCTGAGGCTGTTAATTTACCAAGCGGGAAAGCTCGCCTTTCTGCACCTCAACAGCGCGAACTCAGACAAAAGCGCACTGAGATCGGTAACGTTTACCGTACGGTGGGTGAAGCTGCTAGCGCCCGAGATCGTCGTGTCTTGTATGAGAACTTGCGTAAGTTCTCTGGCTATCATAAGCCAGACCCATCGAAACCTAATACTCTGTATCTCATAAAGTATTCACACCATGATCGTGAATTATATGTCACGCAAAGTGTCAACACCCACATTGGCCCTGCACCTATGGTTTACTTTAAAGATAAAGCAACTGGAGAATCTGCACTCAAGATGCTGGGTGCGTATGACAAGGATTTGTTAAAGCCATGAAAAATCATAAAGAAGAATTGCTTACCAATATCAAAGAACTGGAAGCCAAAGTCGAGGAACTCAAAGCGAAAGTGAATGAGATCCCTGAGGTTAAGGATCTTAAAGGTCTTGTAACTGACCCTCAATTCGATCAATTCTATTGGTGGCTTGACCATGAGGGTAACATCAATAGACATAAATGGGCGGCTTTCTCTGGAGACTTTGCATCATTAGGGATGGGTAATATCTTTTATGATCGTGAGTCCGCTGAGGATGAGCGTGATCGCCGCCGTGTTGTGTATAAACTTCAGAAAGCCTCAAAAGGTTTTAAATCGACTTATGAACAGTCAGGTTGGGTTATTGTATATAACCGACAAGTCGGAAAATTTCTTATCCGAGACGCTGTAAGAGCTGCCAATATAATTGGTGGTATCCCAAATATTGTGTTTGAGAATAAGTCTGTTGCACAACATACTTTGGAATCGCTTACTGATCGTGAACTTGAGGTATTGAAGCCATGACTCCTCGTATTGTGCTTTCAGCTATGCTTGTCGCTGCTATCTTTACTGTGTTTGTACAAACATACCTCACAGATGAGAACGGTAAACTTTTATACATTAACGTAAAGGCTCAAAATGAAAATCACAAACTCGCTGTATGCGAGGCTCCACTGCCTGAGCAAGACAGCCTTGATAAACCTAATGGTATCGGCCATCAGTCAAATGCTCTGCCCCTCCCTCCCGAGTGGGAAGACTACCCAACAGATAATCTTGTCTGTCATGGACCATGATGCTAACCCATCACCCACCATTAAAGATATAGAAAGGAAATTCGGATGAAGACAACAGCTTTGAAAGCAATTCTTATCGGACTTAAACATGTTTCAACTCCTGAAGGATGGCAGATAATCGATGAGGCTGTAGCTGAAATCGAAAAGCTCTATGATCCCCAGCCACAGACAGCACCTAAACGCGAGATCTTTCCGAATCACAGTATCGATCTGCCTGTGAAGAACCCAAACATCGAGATCGTGTACCGTCCCGGTGATCGTCTCGTGTTTGAAATTAAAGACAACTCAGCAGCAGCTGATCTCAATAATGTCGGTGAATGTTTGACGAGTGAGTTGAAGCCTATTCAATACACTCGCGGCCCTGAACCTACACATCTTATCGTCAGGTATCGTAATATTTTTCTACACCGTAGATGGTTTAATCTTGTAGAAAGTGTCTGGTTTGATACTGTTGAAAAAGCCGAAGAAAACTATCAAAGAATTAAAGACGATAATTACAAGCGTATAGCTGTCATAAAATCGGTCCTTAATACCAAGTCTAATAAATTACGGATTGTGGACCTTAACCTTCCGGAGAACATGTTAAATCCATGAAAACAAATCTCATCCAGTTTCCTGACAATCTCCACACGCTTAAAGAAAAGGCGCGGGAGATTGCAAGGAAATACAACATTCAATGTACTGAAGAGTACATTACCTATTGTGCTCAAACCCAACTTATAAGGAATAAAGCTCATGCCAAACTTAGAAACTATTGATGAAATCCGTGGAGCTCTTGAGCTTCACAACCGCTTTGTTTTCAAAGTGCCTGTCCTTGAGTGGAGATATGTAACTGTTCGTGCAAAGAATCTCGAACAGGCTCATAAACGTGCCTTGCGCCGTATTGAGTTGAATAAACAAAAGAAACTCGCTCCTATCGTTCTTCAAAATCTTAGAACGAGCCACGACAAGAAAGCTAATTTTGGCTGGTATGGTAGAACAACAACTAATGGAACACCTGTTCAGGACTACCGTGTTCTGGACGTTGTCATCCCTGATGATTTGGGGAGGGAATAATGAAAGTGGCTCACTCTGAAATAGAGAAAACTATCACGCAGATCAAAAATAACCAGACGCTGCTTTATAAGCGTTTAAATGCTTATCATGGGTTTATTAATGAAACTGAACGTGAGATTAAAGCTAATGAAATTATTCTTATGGAATACGAACAAGTATTGCAGATGATAAAGGAGAAATAGAATGGCTAAAATCCTTCACTTCCCACCACAATTCCATAAGCGTCACCCTGTTAACCGGGTGATTGTACACTTCCCTCATTATGAAGCACCAACGTTCCCGCACTGTTCTTATGTAGAGGAGCGCATGGGAGGAATCCAGATTGGGCAATCAACACATAAGTAGAACTGGAAGAGTACAGAAGGTTCAAAACTTCATACGATATTATGATTTTAACGAGCAAGACAATCATTTTTTAAATTTTCTTGTTCAGAAAAAGTCGGAGGTTCATAAAATGAGATTAATAGCAAGGATAGCAGCTAATCGATTTATATCCATGGCTCCGTTCAGTCGGAAAAACACTAAAGTACAGGTAATTCATGATGATATTAAAAAAGAAAGCACGGCTAGACTTCTTCTCTGGGGTCACGAGATTGCAACGCTTGTTCGGGGGCCAGTGGACGACACTATCAAACTCAATCTCTGTGGTTACCCAACAACTACAACCAAGAGCAGATTGAACGCTTTACTACATCTTCTTCAGATCAGGCAGAATGATAGAACTGCGTGGTTTCATACAAAGAAAGGTCAGTTGTACTTTGGTGAAATTAGTGTGTCATCACGCGACACACTGATCGTAACAAGACGAAGATTAACAAGTTCAAGATTTGAACTCATTGACATCATAAGGAGCGACAATGGTTAAGAGAGCACCCATCAAATTAACTCTGCGTAAAGTCGTGAACGCTGCCCTGAAAGCGTTCAAAACCAACAGCCTTCAATGCCAGAATAAACTTAAAGGCTATGGGGTTGTTTCTTGTCAGTATAAAGATAAGAAAGGTTTTCGTTGCGTGATCGGTGCCTGTCTCAGTGAAGAAGACATTACATACATTAAGAGAAAGAAACTCAACTCTGTGGGTATTCGAATTTTGATCGACAAGGGTATCGTCACTACTGACGATCAAACTTCTCTTACGTTCAGGGAATTGCAACGGCTGCATGACGCTGGTTCTGTTGATCTTCTTCTGGAAAAACTGAACGAGCTCCACACCCGTATCAAGAACCAAGATAAAAAGAAATTGATGAAAAGGAACAAGAAATGAAGAAGGCTATAAGGGTTAAAAGGTTAGAGCAATTGCTTGAGATGATGCAAAATCATCACAAGTTATTTCCAAATGTTAAGTTCAATATTAATCTATGGGGTAGTTCTCTGGATTATAAAAATAACAGGGCTGAAGCTCCTAAACAAGACTGTGGAAGTGCCGCTTGTGCTCTTGGATCTGCATGTTTGTACAAACCTTTTACCAAATTTGGGTTGAAAATACCTAAAAGTGGGTGGGATCCTGAATACCTCACTTACTCTGGCTATGAGGCGGGTGCTAAATTCTTCGGTCTTACTAATGCTGAATCTATTTGGTTGTTCAATCCACACTCTTATCGACAAGCTAACAATGACAGTTATCACGATGTAACCCGCGCTATGGTTATCAAGCGTATCAAGAAACTGCTTGAACATTATAAACTCATGCCAGCTAATATGCAGATTGTTTTGATCCCTGAAACGGATCATCTACCCTTCGATTATTACAGATTTGGAGTACCGAAATAAAATACTACCTCTCACCTCAGACAAAATTGGTTGCGCTAGTTTTGTCTGAGGTGAGAACCTCTATATCAACTTTCAAACAGAGGAAGGTGTCATATGCGTAATATTTAATCCCTAGTCGGATCACAACACACATATTAGGACCATCTATTTATGCGATCATCAGCGCGGACTGATGGTGGATGCACACAGGGTGCAAGGCTTGTGACCCAGAGCCAAACAATGGGTCGCTCGTTTCAAAGGGACCACCGTAAAGTTAGAGCCAAGCAGCATACGCTTGGTGGGTATGCTCTCGCCATCCTGAGTCTTGTTGGCTCAGTCATGGATAAGTCGCACTGACGGTGCTCCCTTTGAAACGAAGGAGAAATCCATGACTGATAAATGTACTCAAGAATGTAACGAGTATCTGACTTGTTGCGACTGTGGTGATAATGGCTGTGGTTGTCGTTATTGCTGGTCGTGTAATGCCTGTGAAACTTGTAAGGAAGACAGAAAATGAAAATAGTATCTAATGAAACATTTCAAAAGTTTTTAAAATTTGAAAGACTTAACTCTTGTTATCTCAGCGAGATAAGCCGTAAGGATAAGTTTATCGATGAATTGTGTGATCAGAAACGTGCTCTCGAAGAAAAACTTTTCAACCTTACAGTTGAAAAAGAAGGGCTTTATTATGTTGAAGCCCAGCCGAGTAAAGTCCCTTTTCAACCAATTCAATTTGGTGTTATGAAGCGCAACCCTCGTGGAGCGCATCTGATTGCAGCTTACCCTACCCGTACCCAAGCCACTAACGCTATTAAAGAACTTCAGAAAGGAATCTCTAAATGAAAACCACCAAAGAACTAGCTCTTGAAAAGATTGCACAGAACATTCAAGAAAATAAAGTAAACGTCATGGTTTCTCTGATTGAAACTCGTACACGAACGGAGCAAGACTATCAGAAATCCATCGCAAAAATCGATAATGATATCGAAAAGCTTGAAAAAGCTGAGACAATTGACGAGATTAAAGCCCTTAGCGGTCGCAGCAGGAATTATAACGATGATTAAGCAGAAACCAATTTATCTCAAAGTAACTAGCCGTGACGAGCGTCGTCAAGTTCAACAGCATCTGTTTAAGATCGGCTATGCATGGATTAATGCTGGACAGGTGGTGCAAACCTCTGGCTGGTACATGAAGCTGGATCCCAATACACGTCTGATCTCGATGGCGGAATACAAGGATGCCAAGAAAGGTTGGCAACAGTGGGACGAGCTCAACATCGCCCAACTATTCGGTCATTACGATGAGGACGAGTATGAGTACGATACGCCTCGTGATAACCGTAATGTTATTAAGCAACTGTTTGAGCAATTCATACAGAATGTGGATAACCGGATTGCTGACCGTGAACGGTGGATCGATAATCGTGAAGCTCAGAAACGGGAACTTCAAGACTTGCGTCGTATGATCCTCCATCGTAAAAATAATGGAGAATTGGGTTATACTGACTTGACACTCGCAATAAATCAGTGTAATAATTTCCGCTGATGACCACCACCCATCGTCTAATGGTTTAGGACAACTGGTTTTCAACCAGCAAATCGTGAGTTCGATTCTCCGTGGGTGGACCATTTCCTTGACTGCGCCCTAAACATTAAAGTGATGTAACGACCTTTTAAGTCGTAAAAGAAGGGGCGGTACCTTCAGGGCGTACCATTTTAGAAAGGCAACACAATGGACTACTCTTCACTTCAGAGCATGTTGATTGGCATGTTCGCAACCTTCGCTTTCTTCGGTATCTTCTTCCTTATTCTCTATTATCAAGACAAAGGTCAGCAAAAACGGCGCATTAAAGTCGGTCGTCCGCTGGGCTATCATGTATGGGTTGACCCCGAACATTGCCATAACCTCAGCACGAGCGAGCAGGGAGACCTGCTGCGTATTGTTAAGCAACTCAACGAAGAGAATAATCTCGGTGAGTTTCTTGCATTGCTGAAAGCCCAGAACGCACATCTTGAGCTGTCTGACATCGACATGATGATCACCTTCCGTAATAAACGGACAGGTATTATCAAGCGTAACTTCCGTTTGAACTTCCTCGGTAAACCCAAAGAACGACTGGACATGACAGCATGAGCAGCTCACGATCTAATCGTTCCCGTATCCCGGATATCAAAAAGAGACGTGAACTAAGGAAGGATCTTTTCGAGAACCAGAAAGGATGCTGCTTTTATTGTAATAAACCAATGGTACTCCCTGAAGCTGGGAGTACCAAACAAACCGAAGACACAGCAACTTTTGATCATATCGTCGCTGCGTCCAAGGGTGGCCCTGCAAGGGCTGATAACTTTGTATTAGCCTGTATGGGCTGTAATCAAGAACGACGTAATAATGATTTCTTTGTATTTGTCACAAAGATGAACCAGAAACATGGAGTTATCTAATGGAAATTGTAGTACCTATTAAGACTCAGCGTATTGTTGATCTGCTCTGCACCGCTATCGAAAGCGGTGTTGGTTATTGGGTAACTGAGATCACTCAGATTAAAGGTAAGGATGCTGTCGAGAAACCTTGGTATTCATGCCCTACAATCTTTGATGATGAACTTGTTCTGAAAGTTGTTTACGACGACCCAGATAAAGAAGAGGGCAACGGTGCCGCTTCTAAAGAGATCACCATGAAAGACATCCACAAGGGTTTTGAGATCATGGCTGTGAAAGAGTCAGGTCACTTCGCTGACTTCATTAACGAGAATGAAGACGCTACAACTGCTGATGTATGGTGGCAGTGCGTCGTATTGGGAGAGACAGTCTATGGGTAGTTTCTTTCTAGTATGCACAATCGTTGCCGTTTATATTTGGTATGATAACGTTACTCGTTGGGATAGTTATCATCAGTGTAAATGCGGTAAACTATTTTCGTTGATGACTTTAAATTGTCTCAATTGTGGGCGTTGTTGGTTGAACACAAAAATTGTTACTGCTCGTCGTGTCTTTCCACAGAAACTTTTTAAACCTAGTACATGGCATTTAAAATCGTATATGGAGATCTCAGATGATTAAGCCTCTATGGACTAAGCTCAAAGCTATCAAGCAACTCCTATTAGCTAGGTCATGGATGTTAGTGACTTCCACTACGTCTGTGACTATTGATACAAGACATCTTGTCACAGATCAAATTATTTGGGCTGAGAACTGTAAGTTTATCTGGCCACCAAATACATCAATAGAGAATGTCGGAAATTACCGCTTTGTCACATTCACCGATGAAGGTGTTGTCACAATTAAGGATGGAACATGAATAAAAACATCTTTGCAACTATGTACATGCTACGCGATATTCTTGAGCGCAATTGTCTTGTGTTCGATACATATCGTAAACACCATGAAGCTAAATCTCCACCTGATATTCCTAAAGCTCAAGCAAATGCTGAGTTTCTGAGGCTTAACACGGAAGGACTTGATCTAATATCTAATCTTAGTCACTATAACTACGCTCATGTTTATATGATTGGAGAAGATGAGGCTATTAAGAACGTACAACAATTGCTTCATGACTCAGAGTGTGTCCCGCTTCTGAAAGCTAGAATCGTCTATGCTGAAGAACAGATGCAGAAATGTCGTGACGAATTAATTAAACTCAGAGCTCTTAAAGCAGTTGGGATTGAGCTGTAAAGAACTATGTCCCTAACTTTAATATTCATGAAGAAAGATGAACCACAAGAACCTGTCGATACTATATGGCAGTGTTCTTGTGGTTGTGTGGATATGAGATTAAAAGAATCAGGCGAAATCTATTGTTATAGCTGTGAAAAAGTTTTAAACGCCACATGGAAATGGAACGAAGCATGACACAACAAATAACGCGAGAATATTATTATACGCTCCGTAGCCATAGTTGGAGTAGATCAAAAGCTTTTACCAGACTAATGAGAAATGGTCAACCAGCTTATTATATGTGGGGGTTAAGATGAGGTATTACCCAATATCGGCTAGCTTGGGTGAGTGTTGGTTAATTCTCATCTGTGTCGCGCTCTTCATTCTGTATATTATTGTAGAACTTATTAAGGAGTGGTTAGAGAAATGAAATGGACAAACAAATTCTTCATAAGAACTTTCTTATTAATTATATGCCTATTTTCAGCTTTTAGTTATTGGCTGTACCTAAGTCTTCAGCCTGTAGGAGGTTATTAATGCATCTTGTATTAATTACTGGATTGATTTTAGGAGCCGCTATGGTTGGTGGCTATTTGGATGTTGTTAGAACCACTCTTCATAATAAATGTGTTATTGACGCAGCTACACCTGAAATTGCAAAGGAATGTGAATAATGCTCCCACCTCTCACTCTTCTCCGGGGTATACCCGGTAGCGGCAAGTCTACACTCGCGTGGAAACTTGCTGGACAGAATCCTACAAACACCGTTGTTTGTGAAGCTGATATGTTCTTCGAGGGTTCTCGTGGCTATCAGTATAATAAAGACTTGATTGAAGCTGCCCATGCTCAGTGCTTTGGGGCTGCTATCCATAATCTCTGGCATGGTCAACGGGTTATTGTTTCCAACACCAACCTTACTGATTGGGAAGTTAAGAAGTATCTTAAATTCGCCAAGATCTTGGGCCATGCCTCTAAGATCATCCACTGTCAAGGCGGGTTCCAGAGTGTTCATAATGTCCCGGAAGAGACCTTGACCGCTATGAAAGCTCGTATGTGGACGAATGAACAACTCAAAGAAGTTCTTGATCCAATTTATCCGAATGTAACTTACGAGGTCTATGATGGTTCGCAGGTATCTGGTTAGATATACAATTAAGTGGCCTGAAAAGACAGACCAATTAGGTGGTTCCTTCATTATGAAAGAATACGCTAACGCTCCAACTGGCGACAGTGTTCATGATTGTCGCATTGCACATGCGAAACTATTGGCTTACTCACGTCACCCGTCTCATCAAATGACCCATACGACGTGTGAGGTTATTATAATGGATGCAGCGTATGAAATAGAAGAGGCAGAAAATCATGAACGGACATAGTAAAGAATTTGGCAAGATCACTAGGGCCTATGTCGGTATTGGTGGTTATCAAGACGCACAGTTTGGGCTATTCCTTACTTTTGAAGGTAAGGGCTGGGGTGTCAGTACACAAGAAGCCTTCTGGAATCTAGAACGCGATGAACGCACTAAGTGGACGGAAGAGCAACGCAGAAATAAATTTGCTGATGTTTGTACAAACATCGATAAGTATCTAAAGCAAGCCAAAAAGATAGATGTCGCCCAACTGGTTGGTGTCCCTGTGGAGATTACATTTGAAAATCAGAGACTAACTGACTGGCGAATTCTTGAGGAGGTACTATGATTAACAATGACACTGTAAAAGAATTCGTCGAGAAGAATTCACATCTTGTTCGTCGATCCCCAGCCCCATCGCATCCCGGATTGTATGTACTGAAGTACAAGAAGAAAGTGTTCTATGATAATCTCTGGAACGACTTCCTTCGGGATATGCGTGGCACCATTGTCGATGAAGATTATAATGTCGTCGTCATGCCGTTCCGTAAGATTTACAACCGTGGCGAGAACGGTACGGATTTGCCTCGTGATGACCTCGTCACTTGGAGTACGAAGGTTAATGGTTTCATGATGGCTGCGACTTGGACTGAACGCTATGGTGTTCTGATTTCAACGACAGGCTCGTTAGAAAGTCCGTTCACGGCTATGGCTAAAGAGAAGTTTGATAGACAGGTTAAAAACGAGAAAGCCTTGATCCGTACAGACGGTATCAATTTCGTCCCGACCACATGGCTCTTTGAAGTTGTCCATCAGCTTGATCCTCATGTGATTGAAGAAACTCCCGGTCTATACCTGCTCGGCGGTCGTTCAGCACAATGGAACGGAACAGAGATTACAGACCAAGACTATCTAGATAAAGTAGCTATGGAACTGGGAGTCTGGAGACCTAGCTGGGGTACTGGGCGTTTCTCTGATGTCGTTCAGAAAGCTAAGATCTGTACTCACGAAGGCTATGTCGTTAGATCTCAGTCTACAGGTGAGACTTTGAAAATTAAATCACCATACTACTTGACAACGAAGTTGTTTGGGCGTATGAAAATAGAACGTTTAGCGGGATTGCTTGATAATCCTACAGCTTTGAAAGAGAAACTTGATGAAGAATATTATCCGTTAGTGGATGAGCTTGTTAAAAACAAGGTACTCTTTCTGGCTGTTGATGAACAAACTAAATTCAAATTCGTAAAGGACTTTTTAAATGGAACAGCAAATTATTGACGTTATAGATAAGGGAATAACTAAGAGTTCTCACTTTTATAATCTGACTCCTTTTAAAACTTATAAGTTAACGATGCGTAGCAGTCCTATTGACCGTCGTCTAGATGATATTCGAAAAGATATGGATTTGTTTGAAGCAGAAGAAGCTAAAGTAATTGCTAAGTTTGAGACTGAAGGCCGTACTCTTTTATCAACAAAATCTAGAGCTGAATTTGAGGCAATCTCGTCTTATTATGACAGTTATGAATACTTTATTAGCCATCGTTTAGATTTCACTCTTACTAAAGAAGAATTAGAGTTGTTTAATATAACTAATAATAATATTGAGCAAGCTGAAAAATTAAAACGATTACAGAAATTTCGAGAACTTAAAAAGGAGTTTGAAGGTGAGTAAGATCTTCTTCACAGCGGATACTCATTTCTTCCATAAGAACATTATCAAGTTCTGCCCTAACTCTAGGCGCGGTGCTGATCAGTTTGAAATGAACGAGATCCTCATCCGTAACTGGAACGCGCAGGTAGCACACGACGATATTGTTTATCATCTGGGTGACGTATCATTCGCTCGTGACTATCGAGACACTGAGTCTGTTGTCAATCGTCTGGAAGGCCAGATCCACGTTATCACGGGTAACCATGATGATGAGGCTGCTCTGCGTCGAACAAAACGATTTAGATCTGTGTCCGCTTATAAGGAAGTGTCAATCTTTGGTACGAAGGTTGTGATGTTCCATTATCCTATCCACGAATGGAATTGCATCCAGCACGGTGCTATTCATTTGTACGGTCACGTTCATGGCAGATCCCTTGAAGATCTTCCTCAGGGTAAATCTATGGACGTTGGCATTGATACTCGTCGTGATATGCGATTGTATGAGTGGGAAGAAATTGAAAAAATAATGTCAAGTAGACCTCTGCGTAGACATCACAATTAAGAAAATAACTTGCAAACTTCTGAGTACTTGGTCTAACCTATTTACTTTGGAGGACAGGGCATGAAGAGAATATCTTTAATTCTTAACCTACTATTAGTATTGAGTGTTGTTTCATTTACTAGAACTGCGGAGTCTAATTCTGATATTTACTGTTTAACTACAGCTATTTATCATGAGTCTAGAGGTGAGTCTAAAGAAGGTCAGATCGCAGTCGCCTCGGTAATTATGAACCGCACTCGGTCAGATTTCTTTCCAGAGACAGTATGTGAGGTTGTCTATCAACCCAAACAATTCTCTGATATTGAAAAAAGTAAACCTAATTACCACTCAAAAGAGTGGACAGAGGCTTTAAAGATTGCTATAGTCTCATATCTAGGGTTAGTAAAAGACCCAACCAATGGTGCCAAATGGTACTTCGCTCACAAAAAGGTTAGACCTTGGTGGGCCAAGAAGAAGATCGTTACGGCACAGATTGGTGGGCATACGTTTTTGAACGCAAAAAGTTTATAGCTGGATAGAGCAGTGGTCAGCTCGTCTCCCTCATAAGGAGAAGGTCGTGGGTTCAAGTCCCACTCCAGCAACCAAGTTATCTAAGAGTGGCTAGAGTCTGGTTATGCACTCGGTTTGGGGCCGAGACCACGGGAGTTCAAATCTCTCCTCTTAGACCAATACACTTTGCCGTAAGGCACGACCTCGTAAGAGGAAATATGAATAACCTTCCTTAGCTCAACGGTGGAGCATTCGGTTGATAACCGAAAGGTCCGTGGGTCAGCACCACGAGGAAGGACCAGTTTGCAAGTTTCGTCTAATGGTAAGACAGGAAGCTCCAACCTTCCGGACGTGGGTTCGATTCCTACAGCTTGTGCCAACGATTAGCGGGTTTGTAGCTCAACGGGAGAGCAACTGCTTTGCAAGCAGAAGACTAGGGTTCGACTCCCTACTGATCCACCATATAGAATTTGCTGAGTAGCACAATGGCAGTGCAGCTCCCTGTTAAGGAGTTGGTTGTAGGTTCGAGTCCTTCCTCAGCAGCCAAGATTGACCGTGTAGGGGAATAGGATAACCCACCAGATTTCTAATCTGGCTTTGTATAGGTTCGAATCCTATCTCGGTCGCCAAGTTTGGCTGTAGCATAAAAGTAATGCAGCTGGTTGTGGTCCAGCGTAAGCGAGGGCGGTACTCGTCAGTCAACCCAATAAAAGGAACGGTCGTATAGCTGGTGCGTACGCTAGCCTGAAGAGCCTGAGGATGCGGTTCGATTCCGTGCTGTTCCACCAAGATACGCATCATTAGCTCAATGATAGAGCTGCTGCCTTCCAAGCAGAGGACGAGGGTTTGATTCCTTCATGGTGCACCAAGATAAGGACTTGTAGTTCAACGGAAGAACGCTCCCCTGTCACGGGAGAGGTAGTGGGGTCAGTACCCATCAGGTCCGCCAAGTTACTGGGATCATATACCCTCACGCTACGGACGTGTTGAAAGGTTAATGGACACATGCAGGTTCAAGTCCTGTTGATCCCTCCAGACTACGGAAGGTTAAGCAGGGCGGCCCCTGCCACGGTCTTGAAAACCGCTGGTGCCTCAAAAGGGCATGGAGATCGACACTACCAGCCTTCCTCCATTTTGGATACATGCGTGAATGGTAAAACGGGCAGTTTGCTAAACTGCTGGTGCTGAGAGGCCCGTCTAGGTTCAACCCCTAGTGTATCCGCCATAATGGGTTGCTATACCGCTAAGGAGACGGGGTTGGCTGTAGACCAATCGTGCTTGCACTCTGTAGGATCGTTACCTACGCAACCCACCATTTACTTGACTTTCTATGACTATAACTGGCAAAATAACAATGCTTCACTAGCTCAAAAGAAGAGCATCCGGTTTACATCCGGAAGGCTGAGATGGCAGAATTCTCGTGAAGTACCACCGGGCTGGTGGCGGAACAGGTAGACGCGCTGGTCTTAGAAACCAGTTTTTGAGAGTTCGATTCTCTCCCGGCCCACCATTTTGCATATAGGAATAGAAAGATGACTGCGGCTACTTACGATTTTCGAATTGACGCTGGTGCTGATTTCACTCGCACATTCACATGGCTCCACGCTGGTACCGCTGTTGACCTGACAGGTTATATTGCGAGAATGCAACTTAGACGGTCATATAAAGACCCGACTGCGGCTTTTGAGTTCAGTTCTGATGGATCCCCAGCCGAAATCACACTCGATAATGAGGGCGTTATTACACTCACAATTGAGAACGCAATTACAAACGAGATGTCGGGTAAATACATTTATGACCTAGAACTCACTGATACAGATGGACTTATTACTCGTTTGATCGAAGGCACAATTACAACTGCCCCTCAGGTTACAATCTAATGACTGAGATTATTATCAATGAGACAGTCAATACGGTTGAAGTCGGTACCTCAGGTAACACGATTGAAGTCGTGACGGAATCCGTAACAGTCATTACGGGTGGTGTCAAGGGCGACAAAGGTGATCAGGGAGATCCCGGTCCACAAGGTGAACCCGGCGAACAAGGTATTCAGGGCGCAACTGGACCTAAAGGCGATGATGGGGACCAAGGTCCGCCCGGTAATGATGGCCTGAATGGAACAAACGGTACTAAGATTTTTTCAGGTGAGTCTTCACCATCTTCTGGTTATAGTCCCGGTGATTATTTTCTAGACACAAATTATGGTGTTCTTTACCAGTCTGATGAGAATAATGACTTTCAATTTTCTACTACTTTGAAAGGCAACACTGGAGATCAAGGCCCACAGGGTGAGCAAGGTCTAACGGGCGCTCAGGGACCGGGGCCACAAACAACGATCACGCTTTTAACTTCAGGCACGTCTTGGTCTAAGCCAGCATGGGCTCAGACAGTTGAAGTCTGGTGTGTCGGGGGCGGCGGCGGTGGCGGTGGAGGCTACCGTGGACCAACTGGTGCGATCAGAGGCGGTGGCGGTGGAGGACATCCCGGTGCCGTTACCTACGCAAAATTCCTAGCGAGTGAGTTAGGGAGTAGTGAGACGATTGTCATTGGTGCTGGGGGTAACGGAGCTGCTGTTTCGACCACGAATGCTACGGCGGGTACAGGACAAACGCCGGGAGGTTCAACATTCTTTGGGGGTAATGATTCTACGGATAGTAAACTTGCCGCTTCAGGTGGGCAAGCCGGGGTAAGTGGTACCAATACTGCTGGTGGTACAGCTCTGGCGGCTATCGCTGGTCAAACTCAAAATAACAACTTGTCTACGTTCTTCAATCAATTTTTTATTCCGATTGGTGGCGTGGGCGGTAACGGTACTGCCTCAACAGCGAACATGGCTGGATCTAATCCACTTGGTCCTACAGGCGGTGGCGGTGGCGGTGGCATCACTGCCGGTGAAGCTATTAACCATAACCGATGCAATGGTCGTGGTCGTTTCGCTATTGGTTCGTATTCGGCTGGTACAACTGTTGGAACGGATGGTGTTCTGGCTGGTGTTAACGGCACTGATGGAGCTTCTCCTTCAACGAACGCAATGTATAAATGGTTTGGTGTTGGTGGCGGTGGCGGTATTGCTCACGCTACTAACGCTGGTGGTGCTGGCGGTAACGGCGGTTCAGTTGGTGGCGGTGGTGGTGGCGGTGCTGCTTCTACAAACGGAGCTAACTCTGGTGCTGGCGGTAATGGCGGTGGCGGTGCGATCATTATTATTTGTACAGGTACCACATGATTGGAATTTTCTTAAAGCCCTTGTAGCATGAAGGCCGTGCAGTCGCCTTGTAAGCGTCAGGTCAGAGTTCGATTCTCTGTGAGGGCACCATTTTAACCTAGGAGTGACTATGAAACTATCAGGTAAGCAACTCTCAATGGCTTGGATCAATGATAAACTTGATCCTGCAAAGATTAACCCTGAGAAAGAAGAGTTCGAAGCCTTTACTGGCGAACCAATTTCTGATACACTTTTTGAAGATGCAAAAGCTCGCGTCCTTGAAGAACTTTCTAAGGTCAAGACACGCTTCGCAGATTATGTTGCGAAGTATTGTAAACCTTAATCCCTTACTACCACCCACACTACCCACAAACTTGATCTCGTCACCTCGGTGACGAGATTTCTTTACTCACCACAGAAAGGAAACTACCATGATTATCTCCCAAGAGAAACGCCTTGCCGATCTGGAAGGCTTCGATAACGCACCTCAACAATTTAAAATTAAACAGAACGCTCGTGCTTTCGAGATCCTGTCGAGTAACATCTACTCAGATAAGATTCTCGCCGTGGTCCGTGAACTGGGCTGTAATGCTTTGGACGCTCACAAAGCAGCAGGTAAAGAAAACGTACCGTTCGATGTTCACCTTCCAAATAACTTCGAGCCTTGGTTCTCGATCCGTGACTACGGCATCGGCCTTGACGACAAAGATGTTATGAATTTGTACACAACTTATTTTGAATCCACTAAAGCAAGCAGCAATGATTTCGTCGGCTGCTTAGGCTTGGGTTCCAAATCCTTCTTCGCTTACACCGATCAGGCAACCATCACTGCATGGTTTAATGGGGTTAAGCGCACTTACTCCGCCTTTGTGGATGAGTCCGGTGCACCTTCCATCACTCGTTTGTCAGAAGAACCAACGACTGAGGGTAATGGTCTTCAGATCCACATGCCCGTCAACAGTAATGACTTCAACAGTTTCTCGGATCGTGCTCGTAAAGTGTTTCATCGGTTCAAAACTTTGCCGAATGTGAAAGGCAATACGGGTTGTGTTCTGACAAACATCACCTATCTTATGGAACATAACAACTATAAGATTCGGAAGAACAATGACTTCACTCCCGGTGGTGGCTGCTACGTTATTCAAGGCTCAGTAGCTTATCCTATCGAATACAACGCCATTGATGATAAACTTTTTGAGAATTATCCCGGTGTTCGTGAGATGATCCGCCGTGCTCCGATTGATATTGAAGTACCAATTGGGTCAGTTGGTATCACTGCTTCTCGTGAACGTCTCGACTATAACAAATTGACACAGAAGAACCTTGTCGATATCTGTGCCGCTGTGTATAAGGATCTTCCTAATCAGTTCGTTGATGTCCTGAAGGGGGCCAAGACCTTCTATGAGGCTAAGATTCTTTATAATAAATGGCATAGTTCGGCTGACAATTACTTTGTTAGGGAGATCGTAAAAGATCAACTAGCATGGAAAGGTATTAAGATCGATCATAAACCATTAACTGCTGATCTTTATGATGAAGTTCAAGCTACCGACGATCAGGGAGTTGTTAAAACTCGTACGACTTGGGACGGTAAAATTGAGCCTGTTATGGAGAAGAAATTCTGGGCGGTAGCACTACGCTTTGGTTCTGATTCCTTGCGTAGTGACAGATACTCTGCGATTACAGAAAGCGAACTTAAACTTGATATCGATTATCTTGTATCAAACAGATACAAGATAATTCTGGTTGATAAGAATGTACGTTCATTAAGCCGAACAATTCGACACAACTTTGGTAGCTTTAATGGTTACGTTATCACTATTAAGCCGACTGACGATGCCCGGTTTAAGAAGGTCTTGCGAGACGATCTTGGCGGTTTACCTGATACGTTTATCACCAAGCTGTCTGATCTGGAAGAACCACCTGTGGTTGCTTCTATGAAAGCTGAAGTCCGCAAAGTATTTGAAGTCAAAAACTTCAGATCCTATGGGTATTTTGATCGTGACGAAGTCACCATTAACGTTGCTGATGGTGGTCGTTATGTTCTTCTTTACCAAGGCGAAATGGTTAAACCTAAGGATAACAAGCCGGGTCCGGGGTCAGCTAACAATAAATACCCCCACGGTTTCTTTCTGATGGGCCAACTAAATTGGAACTCAGAAAAACCTATCTACGCCTTTAACTCTACTCATAAATCTATTCCGCTTAACAATCCTAAGTGGGTTCCAGCTTATAAGGAAATTGAGGACAAGATGCGTCCTCTTTTGACTAATAAAGCTAATAAGAAACTGCTTGAGGCTATTAGCCAGATTGCTTATATGGTTAATGACTCAGAGATTAAGCACTTAATCAAATTCTACAATCTCTTCGAAGATCCTCGTTATGCAAACGAGTTAACGACTTTCAAAACTAACTCAACTTTGAATAAAGTTTATGTTAAAATGAAAGCTATCAAGGATCTTGTTAGTCCATTGTTCCAAGTTGGATCTTTAGAAATGACTTGGGAGATGCTGGGCCACAGAGCACTTGACTTCATTAAGCTTGTAGAGTATGTTGAGAAGACTTTTGGGATTGTATCTATTGTCAATTTCAATAGCTTAATCAAACCGACATTCGGTGAAGAGTTGCTGGCTACCTATCCACTGCTGTTTAAAATGGTCATTCATTATCGTCATTCAAATAGTGATCATTTTAGCTTCGGTGATATAGCACATTACATTCGTCTAATCGACGCTGCTCGCAAAGCAGATGTCACTATTAACAAAACATATTAAGAAAGGAATACAACATGTCTAATTCTACCTTTGCAAAGATCCTGACCCAGTCCGGTATCACTTTGCTTATCGCTGGTCGTTCAGCTCCATTCACAATGGCTCGTGACCACAAACTCTTTGATAAACTTCTTGAAGCTGTTAAAGCAAAAGACCTCAAAGAGATTGAAGCTATCATCGACGTTGCTCACGTTGTCAAGGGTTACTCCAAAGGCAAAGTGACCATCGAAGATGGCGTTGTTATCTATAATGGTGAAGCAATCGGCGGTGTTCTGACTGACCGTATTCTTGAACTGTTCCAGATGGGGCAGGACTTTGAATACATGGCTAAGTTTCTTGAGAACCTCATGCAGAACCCAAGCTTCCAATCTCGTCAGGAACTATATCTGTTCTTGGAGAACGGCAATATGCCGATCACTGAAGACGGTCGCTTCATGGCGTACAAATGGGTACGAGATGATTATCATGACTGTCATACGGGTCGCTTTGATAACAGTGTGGGTAAGGTACTCAAGATGGATCGCGGCTCTGTCGATGATCGTCGTGAGAACACCTGCTCGTATGGCTTCCACGTTTGCACACACGGTTATGAGAAGTTTGGTACCCGCCTGATGCTGGTGGCTATCAACCCTCGTGACGTTGTGTCCGTCCCTGTCGATTATGCGAACGCGAAAATGCGCGTCTGTGAGTATGAAGTGATTAAAGAAATCCCTGTCGAAGAATACAGGGACTTTAAAGGCACTGGTACTTACGATGTTCGTGACTCTCGTGGTCGCTTTACAAAATCAGCGTAAGCTGGACTTCAGTTGTGGTGACTGAGGTATAGGTTGGAGCCCCGGACAATATCCTTCTTGTTCGGGGTTCCGCTTATTTGAAAGGAAACATATGCAACCATTAACAAAACCGGATCCATTAACATACAAAGAAGCTTATATACTAATTGGAGGTCTGTCTGCTCCCTCGAAAATGCCTTGGCACTCATGGTCCACATCGGCTCTTGATTGTAAGACAGGTTCAAAATTGCGGAAGGTTGAAGGTTCTACTTGCTCAAAATGTTATGCTTGTAAGGGAAACTATACTTTCCCTGTCGTCAAGCAAGCTCATGCGAGGAAACTGGAAGCTATTAATGACCCAAGATTTGTGGAAGCATTTGTCTTGGTGTTAACTACTCTTTATCTAAAATCTAGTAAGACTTATAATCTAGATGGTAAGCCCGTAAAAGAGAACCGTTTCCGCTGGCACGATAGTGGGGATATTCAATCCGTTGAACATCTGTCCATGATCAATGAAATTGCGAGACAAACGCCATTCTTAAATCACTGGCTTCCAACTAGAGAATATGGTATGGTCAATTCGTTTTTACGAAAGGGCAATACTTTTTCTGGGAACCTGACTGTCCGTATGTCTGCTATCATGATGGGTACAGGGTTTGAAGAACATCCTATGGGTCTACCCTTCTCCACCGTTGGTTTCAACGGCGAGGGTGTGGACCAGTGTGTAGCTTATTCTCAGGGAGGTAAATGCCTTGATTGTAATGCTTGCTGGGATAAAGAGAAAGATGTAAACTATCCGAAACATTAAGGAACAACAATGAAACCCCAAGATAATACTCGACAAACAAAAACTATTACTATTGAACAGCAGATTGCTTTTCTTAAATCTCATAGTGCTCAAGAGAAAGCTCTTAAACGCTTCCAAGAGAACTACCTCTTGATCGGTGAGATCAATATGTTCAAGCAGCCACACCCTGTTACAGGGAAGCCAATGGGGCATAAGAAGTGGAGTGAGAAACTTAATATGGAAGTCCCGGTTATCGTACCAGTCTTCCGCTTCATTGGATGGAACCGTAAGTCCAAATACACTGGTGCTAAACTTCGTGAGATCCGTCGAACTCAGGCTCTGCAAGTTATCAAAGACAACACAGAGTGGGCAGATGGTACGCCGATCCAGTTGGATCGCGTGATTGATCTGCAAAGAGAAGTGGCATGATGGGCAGCGTTAAGAACCATCCTGAACCTGTAGGTGCGTCTCTTAATGCTTCTGAGATTGAGAAGGTCGCCCGTTTGGTCTATCAGCGTTTTCATTACGAATATGGTACTCGCCCTCAATGGGTGGATAGTGCTGCTGTTCGTCAAATGAAACGTGAAGAAGTCAAACGGGTGATCGACTCACTCGAACTGAGTGGCTATTCAATTATTAAGAAAGAGGGTTAGATGCCTATTAATTATCCGTTCGTCCATACAGAGTGGGAAACTCTGAAACAGATGCTGTTGGGTAAGTCTATTGCGCGGTATGGCGATGGAGAATTTAATATCGTTAAGGGTGGGAACTGTGTTTCGCAAGTCGGTCATGTTGAATTGACTGATGAACTTAAAAAGATTCTCAAGTCTGATAACGATAAGTGTCTGATCGGTATCCCGAACATGACCGAGGATAGCCCTAAGGCAGCTAACTGGAATAAGTATAAGCAGAAGTATGCTACCTTCATGAACCCGAAGAAGATCTATTACTCTTCATTCATCACTCGTCCTGACTCTGCTCCTTGGATTGATACAGAACTCTACTGGACCATGACAGAGGATCTTTGGCGAGGTAAGGATGTTGTCCTCGTGCATGGGGGTGAACGCTCACTTCGCCCTGAAATGATGACCTCAGCTCACAAACTTGTTGAAGTTATATCAACCCGGCGGGACGCCTTCTTTGAAATCGATAAGCTCGAAAAAGAAATTAAGTCACATGGAATTCAACGTGTGATCATGTGTCTTGGAGCCACAGCCACATGCTTGGCACATCGTTTATCACTACAGGATTTCCATGCGTTGGATGTTGGCCACATCGGAATGTTCATGCGTAAGAAAGGACAGTATCATGCTATCACCAAGTGACATTGAATTCGTAATCGAAGATAAACATTTTGAATATCTTTCGATCCAACGTGGGGCCGTGTCTGATTTCCGTCATACCAGATTGCTTTGGGAAGATAAATATAAAGACTCGTTGTTTGATATCTATTACTCCCTTGTACCGGGCCTTCCTAAAAATGCAATGAGTATCCTCGATGTTGGATCAGGCTTAGGCGGGATTGATGTGTTGCTTCATAAGCACTATCCTATGAGTTCTATCTGTTTACTGGATGGAACCAATGATCTGGCTGAAGTTATAAGTCATAACAAACCATTCAGTAATCGTCAGGTTGCCCACGACTTCATGGTTAAGAATGGTGTGGACACAGCATGGTTTATTGACCCCGCACTCGTTCCTTCTGTAGTCTCCCCTCACTTTGATTTAGTGGTGAGCTTCGCTAGCTATTGCTTCCATTATCCTCCAGAAACCTATCTGGAATTTATCAAAGCTAATATCACCGATGATGCTGTCTTGATTTTCGATGTTCGTAAGAGCCAGAACCATTGGTTTGAAGCCCTCGATAAAGCGTTCGAAGTTCAGGGAACTCTTGGCGGGGCAGACAAGTATGAAAGAATGATCTATAAGAGTAAACCCAAGAAAGAATTATCATGATGAACAAATCAGAACTGATATCAGATAAATATATTTCTATGAACACGAGCCTTCATAACCGCCCCGGTGGTTGGGGTAAGGACGGACATAAACATGTTCAAGAAATTAATAGTTTTCGAGTGACCATTATTGCCAAGACCGTATTAGATTATGGTTGTGGTGGTGGAACTTTGAAACCTGCTTTACAAAGAACGGCAACTGATGCAATTACTGTCATGGAATATGATCCATGTATTCCGGGTAAAGATAATTTACCGGGTGTAAAGGTTGATCTTGTTGTATCAACTGATGTACTTGAGCATGTTGAAGAAGATAAGATTGACAATGTGATCAATCATATCTTTACACTTGCTACCAAAGGTATCTATTTGGTTATCTCAACCCGACCAGCAAACGCTCACTTACCTGATGGAACTAATGCCCATGTATGTTTGCACCCACCATCTTGGTGGGTTAAGAAACTGAACCGATCAGGATGGTTGATATCTTCCTCATATGAAGAAGATATGAATGACTCGGCTAAGGAAGTTACTATATGTCTCATCAAGATACGGTAATCATTATCGGCGGTGGCTCAACTGTTGCTGATTATAATGTAGGGGATTTACGCCAGTACGGATATGTTATTGGCGTAAATGATGCTGCGCTCTATAAGAAATGTAATGCTGCTCTTTCTATGGATCGGCGGTGGGTTGAGAACAGACATCCTCTCATTAAGGAAACCCCCATGGATCTTTTTTATCGACAAGACGCTGTAAAAAATATCCGAGAGCGTGAAGGCATTACAACTTTTCAATGTGATTACAAGTCAGCCAATATGACAAAGGAGAAAGGGTTTCTCAACGGAACCAACTCCGGTCTGTGTGCTCTAAACTTAGCCTTTCAGATGCCCGTCCACAAGGTGTACCTGTTAGGTTTTGACATGTGCCGACATCCTGAGACGAACAATCCTTACTGGTACAAACCTTATCCTTGGGCTAAACCTCAGGGCGGAACAGGTAATACCCGGTATAATGAGTGGGCTCAACAATTTGAAATCGCCCATTTACAATTCATCCAGAAGGGTGTAAAAATTAGAAACGTAACACATCGAAGCAAGATTAAATGCTTCCCAAAAATTACCTATGAGCAGTTCTTGGAGGAACTAAACAATGCTGTCTGAATGTAGAATGATTTATCCATACTACGAGAACCCTAAGATGCTTGAACGTCAGGTAGAAAACTGGAATCGTTTCGGCGGTGAGCTAAGACAAAATGTCAGGATCATCGTGATTGATGATGGAAGTCCTAACAACCCAGCTCTCCCCATTCTTAAAGAATGTAAGGCCAAGGTTTCTCTTTATCGAGTCAAAGAAAACATTCCTTGGAACCAGCATGGTGCAAGAAACTTGGGTGCGAAAGTTGTTACAGATCCTAACATGTGGCTGTATATGTCTGATATGGATCTGATCATGACACCTGAGGTCATGTTCGATCTCATGTCTAAAGAACTTTCAGAGAAGAACTACTATACGTTTGAACGTAGGTTCCTGCCTGATCTCAATCCAGAAGATAATAAGTATCATTGCAATACCTTTATGGTTAAGCAGAAACATTACTGGGCTATTGGTGGATACGATGAAGACTATTGTGGCACCTATGGCGGCGATGGTCCTTTCCTTCGACAGCTCAGTGTCATTGCACCTCGTCATCATCTTAACGACATTACCATTTATGGTGTGCGTGAGACTGTGATTGATGATGCTAACACTCGTGAATGGGAACGTACTGGCCCATTCAAAGAGGAGTATCGTAGACGCTTTGATGCCAAGAGAAGAACTGGTAATGAGAAATCTATTAACCCAATTCGGTTCGGATGGGAGAAACTCCTATGATTAGAATCGTCACATTCAAGTGGGACAAGCCGGGCTACAGATCTAAGTTCGAAGGATGGCATGTAAATGTTCTGAAGGATATGGTTAAACGAAACACAACGGTACCACATGAATTTATTTGTGTAACTGATAACCCGGCGGGGATTGACCCCGATGTTAAGGTTCTTCCTTTGTGGGAGAACCCGGCCCCTGAATATGGATCGGCCACTAGACCAAATTGTTTCGTTCGTCTCAGAGCCTTCTCTCCTAAGATTGCTGATCTCTTGGGTGAGAAGTTTATCTGGATGGATCTTGATACAGTTATCTGTGGTAACATCGATCATATTTTGAATGACCCTGCTGACTTTAAAATCTGGAAAGTGGATAATGAAAGATCACCTTGCAATGGTTCGCTTGTACTTCACAAAGCTGGGACACGGGCTGAAATCTGGAATAAGTTTAGTCCTTCTCATGTTCATCCTATTCTGGGGTTCCGTAAATCCAAGAACCTGATCGGTAGCGATCAGGCGTGGATCGCTCAACATCTTAGACCTGATGACCAGTTCTTTGGACAGAAGGATGGCGTGTTTAGTTTCCGTTGTCACATCAAGGATGTGAATGGGGCTGAACCACCAGACGGTGCCAAGATTATCTTCTTTCATGGAGACTATGATCCTTGGCTTCCTGAAGTTCGCAAGAAATATAAATGGATCCAGAAACATTATAGGTTAGGTGAGTGATGCCAGCGTTCGTCATTAAAGAAGTTGTAAAAGATCCTGATGGAAAGTTAGGGATCGTCATCGGATTTCCGATGTCGGGTCGTGTCATTATTGCTTATGATAAACGTAATGAGACTACCAAAACTTTCTCGATTGCTTCTGTTCAAAAGAGTTCAGAAGCAGATAAACTAAACTGGAAAATGAAAGAGGTTTAAATGGAAAATCCTAATAAGTTACAAGCTATTCCTGACATGAAGGAAGTATCAAGCAGCAACGTTCATAGCGTTG